CTGCTGTCGGATTCATGTACCAGCGTCGTGCCTGAAGATTCGCGGACAACGAGGGTTTCCAAAAACTCCTTACCCTCTTTGCCGACGACCTTTTCAATCACTGCCGGTGTCTTGATCTTGCGGTCGAATATGTCTGCGTCGTCCATGCCATAGTCGTGCAGCGCCTTGACCGTTTCTTGTTCGTCCATCCACTTGCGGGTTGCGCGTTTTTCAACGAGCTTCCAGCCGGGNGCCGGGCGCCCGTGGTTGGCTTCCTGATAGGCAAACTCGCGCACGGCCTTAACCCACAGTTCAACCACGTCGGCCAGTTCAAGCGAATCTGCCAACTGTTTCGGGTCGTAACTGAAGTCCTGCCGAAACTCCAACTTGGCGGTGGCTTGCGCCTTCTCCAACAGTTTCGGACAGACCGCAGCGGCTGGGCACCAACGGCAATGTTCGCCAGCATTCAATGGCGCGTCGGGTTCCTGCGTGCGCTTGGCTGCTTCAACCAGATCCGCCGACCAGTCGAGCAAGTCCATCGCCGGTATCTCCCATGACCTGATCGGGCCGTCGGGATGCGGGCAACGAGGCTGTACGATGGTCATCACCACGCGCTTGGCTGGCCGCTTGGTTTCCAGCAGGGCGCCTAGTGCGTAGTACAACAGTTGCGGATTGTTACTGACTTCTACGCCCACACCAGCGCCGTATTTTAGGTCAACGCAGTGTAGGGCTCTGGTGTCTTCATCCCACACCACAGCGTCTGCGGTGCCGAACAAGTCTTCGTGCAAGTCTTTAAGATGGAACCGGTGTTCGACCAGCAAGTCTCCCTGAAGCGCCTTCACGTAGTCGGTGTAAAGCATGACATGCGTCAGCATGTCGTAGTCGTATTCGTCTTTGAGTTCGTATGGGTTTGCGCCGTTCAGGATACGCTCGGCCACTTCATGCGCCAGCGTACCTTCGGCGGCAAAGTCGCTGGAATAGGACGGCATGTCTTCGGACAGCCTGACGCTGCCCGGACAAGCCATCCAACGCTTTCCGCGCTTGACGCGCCTATCTTTGAGTGCGCGGCCATGATATTAAGCCGGGCAGCGGGCGATCAAAGCGGCCAGATTTTCTTCAGCCACTTCGGATATGCGGTTGGCGCCGAACTCGGTCAGCAGTTTGCGCACGGCGTCCAAACCTTCGCTGTCATTCAGCCGTGTCAACGCTTGTCGCGCGTCGTCCAGCGTATAAGTTTTATCGTCGGCCACCGGTGTCTCGGCCTTGGGGGCTTCAACTACCGGCGGCTCGACGGCGACGGCCTCTTGGGTTTCCTGTGAGGAGGAATTTGATCCGTCGCTGCCGCTGTTATTATCCCCACCTGCGGCTGGGGTCTCAAAACTCTGTGCCTTCTTGGCCGGACGGCCACGCTTTGCTTCCGGCGCGGGGGCTTCTATTGCTGGCGCGGGAGCTTCTGCTGCTGGCGCGGGCGCGGCGAGAAAGCTGGTCTGTACGGGAGCGTTGCTTTGAATCTTGTTGAGTGCTTCGATGGCGTCATTGATGCTGGAAAACTGCAATTTAATTTCAATCACGGTAAATCTCCTTTTGTTTAGTTGTGACTCTAGCATTGCATTGTGGAAAGCGCAAGCGGTTATTCAAATGCTTCCAACAAATTTTTTGTCTTGCGGCGCAAGGCCAGTTGAATGTCCTTGTCGATGCTGCCTTCCAAGCTGACGAAGCGTGCGCGGACAGGGCGCGTCTGCCCTTTGCGATACACGCGCATCATGGCTTGCGCGTTGTTGGCTGGCACCCAATCCGATTCGACAAACAGTATCTCGTTCGCTGCGGTCAGGCTGATCGCCACGCCGCAGGCGTGAATCTGGCCGACGAACACGCGGTGCTTGGCGCTGTTTTGAAACTTGTCGATGTGCCGTTGGCGCTTCTCAGGCGGTGTACCGCCGAACAGCAGCAAGGCGTTGTAGTCTTTCAACCCATCGCGCAAGGTGACGATGACATCCCGGTGTACGGCAAAAATGACAATCTTGTCCAGCCCGTTGTCGAGTTCGTTCTTCACCATCTCGACCACCGCTTGCACTTTCTGCATGCCGGTGTAGCGGCGCAGGACAGACACGCTGCTGTCGATGCCGGGCAGCATGGATACGCGGTCTTTCTCCGGCGTGCGCGACGTCGAGACTGCATCCCACAAATTGCGAAGTCGGCTTTCCTGTTCGGTCACGGCTTTCAGGACGGAAGCGTCCCCGCCGCCGATCCAATAATCAAAAAACCACTGTTCCATATCAACCGGGCTTGGCTCGACATTGACTTCGGTAAGGGTGAGGGGTGGCAATTCAGGCATAACTTGTTCCTTTGTGCGTCGTAACATGATTTGTTTGATAAAGCCGCGCAGCTCGTCCAGCGTGGCGGGGTTGTTGCCCATGACCTTGAGNCCNTAGGGCGTTTCGCGCACGGTGCAATACCGGCGGATAAATGCGTCGCGTTTTAATGTAGTGTAGCCGAACAGATACATCCACACCCACAGTTCGCCTACGTGATTNGGCGCAAACGTGCCGGACATCGGCCAGAATCGCGCGGCTTTGTGGATGATACCGTGTTTGCCCANCACGCGCTTGGTGCGCTCGGCTGTTGGCTCNTTCAGGAAATGCGCTTCGTCCACTATGACAACATCCCATTGGCGGCCGATCACATGNCGATGCACCGGATCGCGCAGCAACAAGTCAAAGCTGACGATGACAAGCTGGTCGTCCAGTGCAGGCGGTTCGCCTGACAACAACACGCGCTGTTTGCGCTGATATAGAGAAAATCTATCAAACTCTCGCGCCCAATTGATTCTTGCAATGGCTGGGCAGACGATCAGGATGTTCTCGGCGTTAAGTTTGTCGGCCGCAGCGATTGCTTGCGCGGATTTGCCGACGCCCATGTCATCGCCCAACAGGATTTGCTTGTGGCTTGCCAACCAGTCGCGGCCTATTTGCTGGTACGGCAGCAATTCAAATTCAGGGGTTTGTGGCTGCATCACTCGTCACTGAACTTAACTTCGATGCCTTTTGTGCTTGGCAGCACGTTGGTTTCCCTGTCGATCAAGCGATTGATGTACCAAGTCGCCTTGCGCAAGTCTTCCACGCCGCCTTTCATTTTCCAACGCCACAGATACTTAATCGCGTTGGCGGTACATACGGCGTCGATGCCGCGCAGCCCATGCGTAGCTGCTTCCAAAGCGTCGATGCACTCTACGCCGCCTGCGGTGTAATGCGCGGGGTGATTTACATTGTCAGTCATGTTTTCTTTTCCAGATATTTATTAAGTTCAACTTGCTCGTTCAATGCCATTGCTGTTTGCTCAAGTTGCTTTTTTATCTCTGCGTTTTCTTTTTCAAGGACTACCATATTGCCAGCGTTGGCAATATGGTTCTTTTCCTTGAGCGCCGCTGTAACCGAATTGGCCACTCCCGTGCCGTCGCACCAAGTTTCGTACCCATCCTCAAAAATCGTATGGCGATCAACAATTTTAACGATTTCTTCTTCAGTCAATCCAATCCACTCGCGTTGCGGCGCAAAATATTTACAAGTTGCAATTACGGTGGAGCAGACTGAACACACGACGTCCTGAAACTTCTCACCTGTATGCGCATCTCTGCAATTATCAATGATCGCAGGTTGCATCTCCTGGCAAGTGCTACAGTAAAACTTCATGTGTTTTTCTCCTTGAGTTTGGCTTCAACCTCTTGAATAACCGTTGCAAAGTCTGGCCCCAAGTAATCATACTCATGGCTTTCCTCATCCGTCAGCCCAACCCATTCGCGCTGTGGTGGTGCGGTGTAGAGGGGGTATTGCTCCCATCCGCGCTCAATTTCTTCACCGGACAACTGTCTAAGTGCTGGCTCTCTAAAATCGCCTTGTTTGTGCATCCATGCGACAGGCTCCGCCTTCTCCGCTTCCAGCTCCGCAATCCGCTTATGCAGCGCAAGATTTTACCTCGCTCAAAAGATTGATCGCGTTCCAGTCTGGATTGAATTGGTTTTTCTCTGCTTCTTCGATGGCTTTACGGAGTGCACTAATATAGTCCGCAGTATGATTGGCATCTTTCCAGTCTGGCGAATCCCAGCGCGCCACAACGGCTTTTGCTGCGTCAATTAGGTTCATGGCTCTACTCCAAAGTGTCGTTTAATTGCATCTGCCAGATCATGTTTTGTATATACGCCAGCGTCACATTCAAACTTTAGGCACTCCCGCACAATACGCTCAGTGAATTTTTCTAAGCGGTTTTCTTCGCCATCCCAAAATTTGTGCCAGTCTAAATCGGCGTCTTTAGCAATCTCTCTAATCTTCTCATTCATCACTTCACCTCCACTTCTTGCCAGTCGTGTATCTCAGCAGCCCATTTGTGTGGTGTTGTCATGATGTTTCTCCCAGTTCTTTCCACCGAATAGCGCGGATGATTTCCTGATCACCGACAGCGGCGATGGCGTTTTCGACTTGTTCTATTTTATCGAAGTAGACAGAAAACTGCCCTTCTGGAATGGTCCTCCGCACAGATTTGCTTATACCGTCCTGCACATCCAAATCCCATATCAGACACCAGCCGTTCTCATCTCTAACAAACTTCCGCGCCCCTTCCTGCTGACTGAGGTCATAAGCTACATCACGGTAGTGTTTTTCTGCTTCGGCTTCTGCCTGTGACCGGAACCCGTTTCCTTGGGACAATGCTTTTATGATGAATAAGTTTTCTTTTGTATACTTGCCGCAGATTACTGCGCCAGCGGTATCTAAAACAAAAATATCATCCCCCACCTGCGGCCAAGGTTTCGGCGCTTCTTCCAGACGTTTGATTTCCTCGCCGAGTTCGGCGGCAAGTCGTTTCAGTTCGTTCAGGTCTTTGTTCATTTCATTCCTCCAATCTGATTTTGCCGAGGTACTTGCTTGTTTGGATTACGTCAGTGGTGGTCATGCTATACACAGGAGTTACAGCGCCATCTTTTTGTAGGCTAAACTTAACTGCATCCTCTACCAAGTACGCATACAAATACTTCGGCTCGTTTACTGGCTTGGCGATGCGGTATTTCCACGAGCCGTCCAGAATCCATTCACCATCAAACGGTTCCCATAAATTTATAATCCCGGCGTAGGCCTGCTCCACCTCCGCACCATCAAGCCATGCGCGGATTACGTCGTCGTATTCAGTTCTCATTTTTCAGCTCGATTCAGTAATTAAAAAAATTGTTCCAAAAATCATTCCTACCATGTGGAACGCTAGAATTAAAAATTCTTTTAGCTCATGGTCTGGAGGGACCCACCACTGAAAGCCAAAAAAAGCCCATAAAAATGTTGACAGGGTGCTAGCGGCTACTAGCACTAGCGCAGCACTATGTTTTGTTCTCATCACCACACCTTGCCTTTCCCAATAAATTGATGCCTATTCCCGCCAGCATCGCTGAAAGTAATGCTGCACGCCGCAACCTTCGGCCCATGTATCCAGTCAATAATGCGCGTTCCAGCGAGCGTTACGCAGATAATGAGCGATACGGCGATCAGGAAGCTGGCGGTGTCGCTCATTTGACCATCTCCTTGTGGATCGCCAGCAGGGCAACACCAACCTTGTAGTCCATCTTCTTGGTGCCGCTGCGAACATAGTTGTCGGCCCACGATTTGCTCTTTCCCAGCGCCATCGCCAGCCCGACAGATTCGACACCAGCGTCAAGTATTTCGGTGATGATCTGCGCCCAGTCGGGTTCTCGCCGGGATTTGTAGATTGCGTTCATTTTTGCCAATATCGCGGCTTGGTCTTTAAGTTTTTTGCGGCGCTCTTTCTCGCGCTGTTTCCCGGCGTCAAGAAAGCTCGCCACAAGATCGGTCATCGAATTCATTTGAATCTCCTTTACTCAGTGTTTATTTAATTTTGATTCGCGCCATACCACGCCAACAAAGCAGCTTCCGCACGGCCGTCGTGTTTCACTAAAGGCCAGTGTTTCGCGTGCTTGGGCATCAACTGACTGGCGCGTTGTCGGCTTACGTCTTTATCTGCGGTCAATCGCATCGCCCGCTTCCACGTTGCGGGGGCCACCAGCGTCATCGGTATCAGGTTCGCCGCCACCGCGCCTTGCGCTGCGCCTGCCGCGAATCCGAAGTTGAATGAGCTGGTCACGCCCTGCGCTGGCAGGCTGTGTACCGCTTCGATAAACGCCATCTTGACCTTGGGCGCGATGGTGTCGATCAACGTGCCAAGCTGATACAAGTCGAGTTGGTTTTTCTTTTTGCCGTTCACGGTGATCGCGTGAACCGGCATGTCCCAA